TGCTACTAATCTATCTGCATCGGCAAGAGTTGTACCTGTAGCAGATGTATCACCATCAATAATATTTAATTCTGTAGTGGTAACACTGGCTCCGTCCAATATTTCTAACTCAGCCTCTGTAATGGCCGCACTTCCTATTGTTATTCCTGTAGAAGTAAGAACACCTGCAATAGCTACGTTATTGCTTGCGTCCTCAACCACAGCTTTCTCAGCAGGTAACGTACAGAATATCTGTCGTGTGCCAGCACTCCAGTTTACAGCACTGTCACTATTACTAGACTGTAGAATTGTAGTCCTGGCTAAAGTTGTGCCACTAGAGGTGTATGTGCCAATACCAACTTCAAAGTTGGCTCCATCGGTACAACAGTAATATGTTGTATTGCTATTGCCAATAGAACCAAAACTTTCAAAGCTAGTAACCGCACCAGCAAGAGTATAGGTTCCTGTGCCAGTAGTGGTCGTAGTTTCTCTTACACGATCAGCAATAACGAGAGCCATTACGCAATCCTTATTATTGCGTTAGAAGCATCTGCCGTTGGAAATGTTACAGTAAATGTACCAGATGTAGAAGTTTTGTTACTTGTAAAGTCTAACACAGCTACTGACTTATCACTGTTGGTATCATTGTATATTAATGCACCCATTGCAGTAATTGTTGCAGTGGTAAAGCTTATATCTGCAAAATCTGTAAGAGCCGTTGTTCCTGAAGTTGTCGGTGCTACCTTTGTAAGGGCTCCTCCTCCAGCGGTATAAGATCCACTATTAGCAATCTCTCCAGTTGTCGTGTATGCGGTGGTTGCAGCTCCTAATGTAGCCGTAGTAGAAGATTTTCCTCCTCCACCTTCTGCGTATAAAGCAAGCTTAAAAGCGTTGCC